CGCGCAACCGGACGGCGATCATTCGCAGCGTCTCGGCCCTAGCCCTGATCTCAGCCAGTATCAGCTTGGTCATCGGACATGCCTCCCCTCGATGCTCCCCCGCCGCTCTAAGTCCCGGCGGACTCTCCGCTCGCTTTCCTGCCTCCACTCCTCCAACCAGAATCTTGCCTCGGAGGCTTCGGCCTGCTGGAGCCGGAAGCTCCCCCTCTTGACGCCTTCTTCTCGTTGTGGTAAACTGGTTTCGGTGTTCACTGGATACCTCCTTGACAGACGGTGTGGGGCCTCCCTCTCTGGGAGGCTCTACGCTTTCCGGGATACCAGGAGGCAAGCCGCGCATTCTACCTGCCACCGCAGCCTCCGTCGCCACCACCTCCGCCCCGCACCTCGGTCTTGGCTTTCGCATCGGTCTCTCCTTTCTATGACTTCCCGTTAGTCGGCGGGGAAGTTGGTTTCCCTGCTACTGGTCCTCGGCTTATTGGAAGGAATGAACCCATTCGCTTGCTGACATTCGCGCGGAAAAGTCTGCGTTGGCATCCTCTTCTCCTTCAACGTCCGTTCCGTAGTCAGCTCGGCCAGCAAACAGGCCGCCTCCCCTGAGCGCAAAGCGGTGGTAGCCTCCTGGCGCGCGGGAAGACGGCCTGTCTTGTGGCCTGTATTGGGTTGGGTACGCTTCGCGCCATGTGTCATCGGAGGCTACCATATCTAATATACCTCACCTCCCCCTCTTTGTCAAGCGTCCCAGGAAAGTATTTTGACTCCCATCCGCGCCAGCTATTCCCTGCCTCCGCTGATAGGCCGCATTCCTCTCGCCCCTCGCGACAAGCCCTGCCGCGATCCTAAATCCCCCGCCCCTCTACTCCTCGCCTCCCCTTGAAGCTTCCAGACGTCTTGACTTCGGCCCCATATGGTGTAGACTAGAGACGGTGAAAGCCAATGGCTGACCCTACCACGAGGCACGTCTTGCCGCTCCAGGCGGCCCAGGGCGAGGTTCCGGTGCCCCAGGCAGTCAGTATGCCATCCCCAGCCCCTCCGCCCACCTGGGAGCGTCAGGCCGGCGAATCCGATGCCGCCTTCCGCGCCTTCGAGTGCTTCCGCCTGCAAGGTTCCTGCCGCACCCTTGACCAAGCCTGGCGGCTCTATTTCGCCAAGCCCAGGCCGGCCAAGCACAAGCGGACGGGCGTCCGTTCGGAGGCCCGCGTGCCTGGTTATATGTGGCAGTGGTCGAAGAAATGGCGTTGGCTGGTTCGTTGCGATGCCTGGGATGCTCAGGTGCGCGAGGCCGGCCGCGACCGGGAACTCGACCGGGCGCTTGATGAGCGAGGGCGAGAACAGGAAGAGGCGATAGCCGCTACTCGCCGCCGCCGGCAGGCCCGCCAGGAAGCGGAGGCCGTCTCTGGTCGGGTCTTCCATGCCCTGCTTGGGCATATCATAGACAAGAAGGCATTGGAGAATATGCCCTTCGCTGACCTTCTCTACCACGCCCCGCGAATGGCGATGGTGATGACCTCGGCCCTTCGGCAGGCGCGGCTGGAGGAAGGCCAGTCTACCGAGAACGTCCAGGTGATGCTGAGCGAGAAGCTGGCCCTGGCCCTGGGTGAGGCGATCCGGGAGTTCGTGCCCCGCGAGAACTGGCGCGAGGCGGCAGCGCGGGTGACGGAACTGGTGGAGTCCGCGAACGGGAACGGGAAGGTCAATGCCGGCAACGGCCGCTAAGTCAGTTCCCCCATTCGGGGAGATGCTAGAGCGAGCGATCTTCTCCTCCTCGGCCGGCCAGCCGACAGTCGAATACACCCCCCATGCCGGCCAGCGTCTGCTCCTCGATTCCCAAGCCCGCTTCCGCGTCCTGGTCGCCCATCGGCGGGCAGGCAAGAACTGGGCCTGCATCTGGGATGCTTGGGAGAAGATCAACCGCCTGCGTCAGCAGGCGCGGCCTCTCCTGAACCCGAAAGTCGTCATCTGGTTCGTCTTCCCCACCTACCCTCTCGCCTCAGAACTATGGAGCGACTGGAAGCGGTTCGTGCCGGAGTCGGAGGTCATCCGCAAGTTGGAGAGCAAGCCCTACCTGATGGACTTGCATGGCGACGTTCATATCGAACTGCGGTCGGCCGAGAACCCCGACGACCTGGTGTCGGCGGGCATAGACGCGCTCTACATGATAGAGGCCGCGAGAATGAAAGAGGCCGCCTGGCTGAACGTGCGGCCGACACTTGTCTCCGAGGGCCGCTATGGTCATGTCGTTTTCAACTCTACGCCCAAGGGAGGCAACTGGTTTGCCCGTCTCTACCAGACGAGTCAGGACGCGCTATTCCCGGAATGGCAGGGGTGGCGCATACCTGCTTTTGACGCCGATGGGCAACGGAATGTTTACAGCAAGATTCCCTCAACAGAACGGCTGCAGGAGGAGAAGCGGAACTACCCGGAGCGATGGTGGCGGCAGGAATATCTGGCCGAGTTCCTCACCGGCGAGGGCGCGGTCTTCCGCAACGTACGGGAGCGGATCGCATCTGCTCCCTCTCCTCCGAAGCAGCCCCTCGTCTGCGGGGTGGATCTCGCCAAGCACTCGGACTTCTCTGTCTTCTCGGTGTTCGATGCCGATGGATGCATGGTGGAGATTGAGCGCCTTCGAGAAGCGAGCTATTCGATCCAGGCCGAGCGCCTAATCTCATTGCTCGGCCGCCTGGGTGTGCGCAAATGTGTCATCGAGTCCAACGGCCCAGGTGAGCCATTCTATGACATGATACTAACGGAATTGCACCATCGCCGCCAAGAGATGCCGCGGCAGCCGGAGATAGTGCCCTTCGCCACCACGGCCCAGAGCAAGCGGCAGATGATTGACGCCTTGGTGATCGCCTTCGAGCAGGGCAAGGTTACGCTCCTGCCCGACGAAGAACTGGTGAACGAGTTCGAGGCCTTCGAGATGACGGAGGGTAAGACGGGCAACATCCGCTTCGCGGCCCCCGAGGGCGGCTTCGATGACCGGGTGATGGCCTGCGCGCTTGCTTGGACGTCAATGCCCCGGCCGGCGACAGCCCACCTGCACGACGGGATGTATAAGGGATTGAAGAACTTCAAGCCGTTCAAGAAGACGCCCTACGGGGCGGGGCTGGGCGTGGACATGCGAAGGGACTTCGGGAGGAGATAAGATGCCGCGGAAGCCGAGCAAGCAGGCCGAACCCGACAAAACCCCCATCGCGCTCCGGGCGCCCCTGACTTTTAGCGAGCGCATCACGCAGATTGGAACCACCGGGCTGAAGCGGGTCGGCCCCTATATCCGCGAGGAATACCTCCAGGAGCTGCAGGGAGCGCAGGGCCGCGCGAAATACCGCGAGATGTATAACCACGACGTGGTGCGGCGGGCGCTCCGGGCGATCAAGCTCCCCATGCTCGCCGCTACCTGGCGGGTGGAAGGCGGCAAGGGACCGGATGCGGAGAAAGCACGGGAGTTCCTCGAGGCCTGCATGGATGACATGTCCCATACCTGGTATGAGGCAATGTCCGAGATCATCACCGGCACGGCCGTCTATGGCGCCTCTTGGTTCCAGATCATCTACAAGCGGCGGCTGGGGCCCCAGCAGAAGGACGGCAGCAAGCGAAGCAAGCATGACGACGGACTCTGGGGCTGGCGCAAGTGGTCGCCCCGCGGGCAGGAGACCTGGGACGGCTGGAAGTTCGACGAGGACGGCGACGTGGAGGCGCTTATTCAGACGGACACGCGGAGCGGGAGCGGGTCCCACGTTGAGATCCCGCTTGACCGCAGCCTGCACTTCACCCTCGAAGGCCAGATGAATAACCCGGAAGGAGAGTCGCTTTTGCGTGCGGCTTATCAACCATTTTATGGACTCAAGCACGCGGATATCTGGGCCGGCATCCTGATCGAGCGCATGGGCGGCGTGCCCGTCTTCTCCGTCGGCGAAAGGGATATTACACTTTTCGACGGCTCTGACGGGATGAACGAACTGCGGGCCTATCTGGAGAACGCGGCGACCGCCTTCCGCCTCGACGAGCAAATGGGGGCATTGGTCCCCTGGGGCATCGGGTTCGACCTGAAGACACCCCCGATCAAGCTGGAGGATGTGATCGCCTATATCCAGCTCTGCTCCTGGCGGATTCTGGGGTCGGTGCTGGCGCAGTTCCTCGAATTGGGTCAAGCGCCGAAGGGGAGTTTCGCCAAGTCCCAGTCGGATAAGGACTTCTTCCTGATGAGCCTGGAGGCGATGCTAGGCCATACCATTGCTGAGACGATCAACCGCTACGAGGTCCCGAGGCTCTTTGGGCTGAATGCCGGGAGCTTCCGCCTCACCGAGTTCCCGTATTTCGTGGCGTCGGATATTCAGGCCCCCGACCTTTCGGACATCGCCGAGCCTCTGGGCAAGCTGGCACAGGCGATGCTGATAACACCGGGGCCGGCGATGGAGACGTGGCTACGGCAAGTCGGCAAACTGCCCGAAGAAGAGGAGGAGGGGATGGAGAAGCGTGTCGTGCCGGACGAAGACAAGCACTATACCGCGATGGACTTCCAGCCATGAAAGAGTTCGAGCAGACGGTGCAGATCGCCTCCGAGAAGATCGGCCAGGAGTTCGAGCAGCGCTACCCGGCGACTTGGCTTGACGATTATGATTGCCTGCGGTGGAACCATATCGAGCCGAACGCGTTCCTCGCGAGCGTGCGGGCGACGGGCGACCGGGAAGCGGCGCGGCGCGGACTGATGTTCATCGGGGAGGCGCGGGTCGGCGATGAGATCAGCCGCTACTACGTGCGGCCGACCTTCTGGCGGCGGCTGCGGTTCTTCTTCGTCCCGCCGAGATTGGAGAAGCGCCTTGCTGAAGGCCGCTGACCGCAGATGGTGGGCACAACTTGGGGCCGAATCCTGGGCGCCGGTTGTGGGCATGACTGACATGATGCTCTCACTGGGGAATGGGAAGGACGTGCCCTGGCGGCTGCCGGGAACATGGCTGCCCGACCCGAACATCAGGTTGGAGTATACCTGCCCGGTGGGCGGGACGTGGATGCCGCGGCGGCCGGGGGATTTCGTGCTGCTCGCGCTGGACTTTGGGCTGAGGCAAGTAGTGGAGAAGATGCGCGAGGCGATAAATGCGAACCGAGAATGAACGTCAATATCCCTCGTCTGACATGATGGCCTATGGCGGCCATGAGAGAAGAGGGGATGGCATGAAGAAGAAGCGTGGGCTATCGCGGTCTTACCTCCAGGCCTTCCACGACCGGGTGAAGCCGTGGTTCAGCCGCTACCTGTCTGGAATCGCCGGGAGGATTGGCCTCCAGGCGAGGGGCGAGGCCGGGGGGCGCAGTAAGGGGACACCCGGACTGGAGAAGGTGGCGCTCCAGTCGTTGACCGCGGCATCAGTCAAGAATCTGTCGGATGAGGACTTGCTGACACTGCATAGGCGCTGCCACCAAGCGGCGGCGAAGGGAGACAAGGAAATGGCTCTCGGAGAAGGACGGGGAGTGGGCGGCCCGCGGCAGGGCGTGGGCGGGACGGACACCTGCATCTGCCCAGAGTGCAAGTGGGAGACGAAGCACGACCGCGGGACGCCGTGCGCGGAGATGAAGTGCGAGAAGTGCGGCGTAGCGATGGTGGGCAAGGAAGAGAAATGGTTCCAGTCATCGAGAGGCCGCGGAAAGGGCGGGGCATGATACCCGAGATCGGGATTCTGATCGCAACCTACATTGTGTTTCGCGCCCTGGAGGCCATCGTCTCTACTGGGGCGGGCGGGTGCCACGCGGATTTGAGCTTCGCGTCGCGCTTTCTCATCGGGCTGTTGGGAGTCGGGGTGATAGCCGTCGCGATGATCGTGGGATGGGACTTGTGGGAGCGAGGAACCCAGGACTTTTCGCGGATGCTTGCGGGGATGCCAAATCCGTGAACCCCACCGTCTCCGAAGTCCACGTAAATGTGCCTATCTCACCGGCCGAGAGCAAGTTGACGCCAGAGCGGCTGAAGGCGGTGCACGATCTGCTGGCCGCTGAAATGAAGAGGCGGGGAATGCGCCATATCACGCCGCTGGAGAAGGTGATTCAAAGGAGAACTGATATGGCAACCGACGAAGATTTCGAGAAGGCCTATGTCGAGATATTCAAGCCCTACCCGAATGAGCATGCCTGTCGGCTGAAGCCTCCGACGGGGTATCAGCGGATGCGGCGGCAGAACGCAAAGCTACAACATGACGGTAAGCCGATAGACGTGATCTTCGGCGTGCGTGAGGACGGCAGTAGCGAGATTCAGGCCTTTCGCTACCCCAAGGACAAGTGGATGGCCCCGGCGGCTGAGACGCACTGCCAGGAGCATGATGGGGCCTTCGAGGCGGCCGCGGAAATGGAAAAGACCCACGAACCGGTCTCCAAACCCTATGCTACCCTCGCCGATCTGCCAGCCACGGTGAAGAAGCTCCCGAAGCATGGGCAGGAGATATGGCGGGCGGCCTTCAATGCGGCTTGGCAAGAGTATGAAGGCGATGAAGCGAAGGCGCACGCGACGGCCTGGGCGGCAGTGAAGACGCAGTATCGGCAGCAGGCCGACGGCGCGTGGGTGGCAAAGGCCAAAGAAGACTGGTTCCGGGGCGGCAAGAGCCGCGTCATGTTCGCCCACATTGCGAATTCAAGCGGCAAGCTATGGTGCAGGCTCTCCCGGGGCCGAACCGCTTCTCCTGGGGCATCCTGGGAGCTTTTCTGCCCGATCCTGAAGGCGGACAAGGAGAAGCGACTCGTCTATGGCATCGTACTGGAGCCGGGGACGCCGCGCCGGACGGATAGCCAGGGCGATTTTATCAAGGCGGAGGAGATCGAGGAGGCTTGCCACGATTTCATGGCGCGGTGGAAAGAGCAGAAGGCGGCCATCGGGCGGCAGCATAAAGAGCCGCTTGCGGCAGACATTGTTGAGTGTTACCTCGCGCCGCAGGACATGAACATGGGCGAGAACCCAGTAAAGAAGGGGAGTTGGGTGCTGGCTGTTAAGGTAAATGACGACCAGGCCTGGTCGGATGTGAAGGCGGGACGCCTGACTGGCTATAGCATCGGAGGCTGGGGAGAAAGGAAGGAGCTGGTGAAATGACAGACCGAATAGATCAAAAGATCACAGAGCTTCAGAGAACGGACCCGGTGGGGGCGGCGGCTTGGGCCTTGCGTCATCGGGGAGTTTGCCCGGCCTGTCTAGGGCGGGCTACTGTGTCGCGGGAGAATGCGCGGTCAAGCCAACGCAGATTCAGATGCTTCGACTGCGGCTGGATAGCAGAGATATCGGAGACGGCTTATCGGGGCACGCCGGACATTACGCTTCGCCTGGTATGTGCGCCGGCGGTCCAAGCGAGGCTATCACCACCGCGATCAATACCAATGCGTAGGCGCATTAGAGAAGGCCGAATGGGCAGAGAAACGATGGCGCATGGTCAAGGTAGGAGTGAATCTCCTGACGTGCAATCTGGCGCAGTGCCCGACTCACTGGCAGGCGACAAGGCAAGCAATAGACAGTCTCCTCGGGAGTGATCTACAGCTCTACGATTGGCGGCTTGTGGTAGTGGACAATGGCAGCACCTGTCCATGCACGGTCGAGATGCTCCAGCGGCTGGAGGCGGCCGAGGAGCGGGTAAGGGTGGATTGGCAGGATGAAAATCTTGGCATCGCCCGGGGCCGGAACCGGGGCTATCAGCTCCTGCATGAATGGTTCGCGCCGGAGTATGTGGTGGAAGTGCATACCGATCATGTGTTCCCGGCGGCGCAGGATTCCCTGGGGCCGCTCGGTTGGCTGAAGCCGATCATAGACTTCATGGAGCATCCGCACGGGGCGAGGGCGGCGATAATGGGGCCGGCGCTGGCGACGGGGGGTGGGCAGTTTCGTACGCCGAGGCCGGTGCTGCCTTATGTGGTGAACGACAATCAGCTCCAGAACGCGGCGATGTTCCAGGCGGAGATAAACCGGTTGGCACGGGTATGGCGGAGGGCGCACCGGGTGCGGCCGGG